ATAATTGTAATGCGATCACTAGCCTGTTATGTGTTTGTTCATCACCTAATCCGCTAGTTCCCATAGCTTTGATGATGTTATCTTTAACAGCTTGCATAGCGTTAATGAATGCTGGGTTCTCTAATACAACACCTGCTTGTTCACCTAACTTAATTTCTTCTAAACTTTTATCTTTCATTTTGAGCCTTTAGAATATCATCTGCAAATTTATATATCATATCTGGTGTTATTCCTTGAGGAACATAATAATAAGGATAAGGAATATCGTAACTCATATAGTCTATTAAACCATTCATGTTCGCATGGTAAAGAATTGTATCTTTATCTAGTGGTTTAACTTGTACTACTTTATGTGTCATAGTATGCCTGCTTGAGCTTTAAGTTGTGCAATGGCTAGGTCTGTTTCAGCTTTCAGTTGAGCTTTAAACTTTTCTAACTCTGCCTGTGCAATAATCTTCTCACGTTCAATAATAATATCATTCTTACTACGTTCTTGCTCTTGCATCATTTGAGCTTGAGCTTTTTGTTGTTCTATCTGTAGCTGACCTTGCACCATGATCTCTGCTTCTGTAGGCTTTTGTTGCTGACCTTCTTGTTCAGGTGTATTAGCAGGGTTAGTCCAAAATTCCTCTGGGTTCTTAAAGCCTGCATTCTGTGTCAGTTTAGCAAGTGCGTTGTATATCTTTTCAGGGCTAGTGATACCTATTTGGATAGCTTCTTTTTGCATCTGTAAGATAGTGGTTAAGTGCATAAGTTGTTGGTCTTTGTTACCTGCACCCAAGCCTACAGAGATAGACATATCTTTACGAGCTTTCCATTCTCTAGGGTCTACTTCTACCCATCTATTGCGTAGACGGATAATGTCAGGTTTAGTAAGTGTTGTTCTCACTAACCTATGGACTAATTGGAATAAGTCTTTGACACCTGTTTCTGCGAATGTTCTTGCGACTAACTCTATACGTTGTTGTGCTGCACTCATAATTTGAGCAACACCTGAAGCTGTCTTGTTTAGTGAGTTAGAGTCTAACCCTTGGTTATATGCTGTAATACCTGTTCTCTTTTCTTTCATAGAGTCCATATACTCTACCATTGAGAAGGTAGATGCAGGTAATGGTGGATGCTGTAATGGCATGATAGCTGAACCAGGCTCACCACTAACACGCACAATACCACCAGGGCGTGATGTAAGCATATCATCTAGGTTTACTCTGTCTGATATGGCATAGCGACCATTGTTAGCTAGATACATATTATCTAGTTGTCCACGCAATAGCGTAGACTTAATCATTTGTATATCTTGTGTTAAGTCTGAATAGCTACGACCTATGTGTCTATGTGGCATTATCATAGGAGTAATACAAGCGAATGGTACATACTCGCATTTTTCTTTATAGATAATTTCGTTACCTAATACAACGTAACGCCATCTTTCACCATTGATCTTAATGTAAGTATCTTTGACTAGCGCATCATCTTCATCTACAGCTCTGTCAAATTCCTCACTATAAATATCTCTTGCATTAGACTCTTGCTCAAATACGCTTCTAATGTCAGACATAATACCTTCCACTTTAGACTCTGAAAGGTTAAATGCTTCTGCTATCTCTGCAACTGCCATGAGTTCTCTATGTTGCACAAAACGAGCATCATTAAGTGAAGGACCTGTAGTGTCTACTGATACCATCATGTTTTCAGGTGCTACGTTCTTTATCTTGATACTGTCTTTGCTCTCTGTTACCTTGAGCTTAACGTCATGTAACATAGGTTGCATGATAGACATAGGGTCTTGGTTATTCATCATAGCTTGTTGTTGAAGCATAGCTATATCTACACTAGGGTCAGGATAAGCGGTATGTTCTAATACTTCTGTCTTATCATCTGAAGCAAGCATCTGGAGTTGTGCGTCTGTTAAACCGCTATACTCTACTTCTTCCATCTCGTCTTCAGTTTCAGTATAAACCTTGACGTATCCGTTCTTACTTAATAGGGCATCTTTAAACCATACATAGAATATGTTAAAGCCTGCGTTCTTTTCCATGACTACATGGTTTACATAATCAGTTTCTTGATCTGCTGCATCTTGGTCTTCTGGACCTTTAGGGTCAAAGGTAACGACTTTATCACCAGCTACAAAGACTTTAAGTAATTGTGGAAGTGCAGACTCAATAGTATCTTGCACGTCATAAGATACCACCTGGCTACGACCTTCTACTTCGTTGCCAAAAGGTAAGCCTAGATAAAAGTTAATAGCCTCTGATCGTTCAAATGACAACTGTGAGTCATTGACACCATAAGACTTACTTTCTTCAGCTTCTATTCTAGCTACTATTTCGCTGTCTGATAATTTCATTAAACAATTCCCATATTATTATATTGTATCTTATTGGATGTCCATGATTCATTCTTCATGTTCTCAATAGATGTGCATAAATACCTAAAGGCATCAGCTCCATGAGAATACTCGTCATGTAGTGGTGCGCCAGGCTCATTGGTTGCAGAGTTTATAGCTCTACGATAATTCTTTAAACATTCCACTAAACGAGATGATGACTTATCAAAGTATATTCTGTGGAAGTTCATGCGAGATAACTTAATACCTGACTCTATATCATTCTTTGGCACTATGTTTACATCCCATCCACGCTTACGCATGATGTCTTCTGCTGATATACCATGCTTAAAGTCTTTAGACTGTCCGTCATGTGGTAGAAACATTGTTCCCCAATTATAAGATAAGTCTTTTAACTGTGCTGAATAACTATCTAGTGTCCGGTGATCGTCTTCTATGTAACCTATAATTCTTATATCTGATACACCACGTTGGCATAGGATAACTGACATACTGTCGTTCCATCCCAAGTCCATGACGATATGAACCTTTAACATAGGGTCATAAGGAACTGCTGTAACACGACCAGCTTCTTGTGCTTCTCTTATCTCATTAGCATAGATAGCACCATCAACTGCTGCCTTACAATCACCTTCCCAGATGTTGTCATAGTCAGGGTTAGTCTTCTCACTATGTTGACGTTCTATTTCCAAGACTTCAGGAAACCATGGGTTATCATGGTAATTAACTTTAACGACTTTAGCGTTATCCGGTGGACTGATAACAAACCTTTGGTATGTATCGTCTGTATCTATATTAGGGTTAAATGATACCCATATTTCAGAGTCAGGCTTTCTTATAGTGGGTATAAGAATATCCCATGACTTCTTACTAACTGTTTGTGATTCCTCTACCCATACTATATCGCAGCCTTCAAAAGACTTAATAGACTCAACAGTATTCGTAGCAAGACCAGTAAAGCTAAAACTTGAACCATTAAGACCACGAATTTCTGCTTCCAAGACCTCGTAGAATGCACCAAGCCCAAGTGCTTGTATTTGGTCGTTAAGTAATGTATGAACAGACTGTTTGATAGACTTTTGAACTTCTCTAGCACAAAGTATCCTTAATGGCTTATTGCTTGCCTGTAATAGTAATGCTCTTGCCATACCCCAAGACTTTCCACTACCACGACCACCATAAGCTACCTTGTATCTATGTGGTTGGAATAGGAAGTCTAGCTTGTCAGGAAACTGGGCTATCGTCTTTTGGTTTAACAAAGTCTAATCCAATGCTGATAGGTAAGGGTTGTCCTTCTGGACCACTAACTTCATGTGCTGTTGTTTCTTTCCATCTAGCTCTAGTCTTTAGCCAGAATATAGCAGCACTTGTGTTACCACCTTTAGCTTGTTGAAATAAGGTTTGTGCAATAGACGCATTAGCATCTATACGACCATCATCTAATTCTCTTTTATAATGCTTCACTAGCGTATCAGAGCTTATGTCTAGTTTACTAGCTATATCCTCAAAAGTAATACCTACAGCTACTAATGTTCTTACTAGCTTTTTATCTTCTTCACTAGGGATGTGTTCTATACCTTGCATATTATCCCTTTATAACTCCGAAAGTGCTGGAATACCTTTAGATAGATATTCAGCTAACTCTTTGTTCATTAAAGACATTTCCTTAATTTCTAACTTATTTTTGTTAGGTAGTGTATCTAGTTTAGACAATGCCTTAATCTTATGCACATATAGACACTCATCTACCGGTGCTTTGTCATGTTTATATACTATTAACCATCTTGTGAATATCATAGCAACACCGCTTTGTTACCTGTAAAGTCTTCCCAGCGTTTTACTATAACATCACAGTACTTTGGGTCTAATTCCATTAATCTAGCATGTCTATTATGTTTCTCACAGGCTATTAAAGTAGTTCCTGATCCACCAAATAAGTCTAATACTACTCCATTGACCGCACTTCCATCTAATACAGCTTTTTCTACCAATTCCACAGGCTTCATCGTTGGGTGTAATTCGTTTTTAGCGGTTCTTTTAATTTTCCATATATCCATACCATTATTGCCGCCATAAAACTTATGGTTATTTACCCATCCATAAAATATAGGCTCATACATACTCATATAATCTGAGTTAGACAAAGTATGGTTACCCTTATCCCATATAATTAATGATCTAGGCTTTAAACCTGTTCTATTTAAACTTGAGTAATAGTTATCTATACCTAAACGGTAAAAGCTTATATAAAAAGCACCGTCTACTTTAATTTGTATCATAGAGTTAATGCTGTCAAGAAAGTTATTACCTTCCTCTTTAGACATTTTATCGTTTTTAATAGCGCCATGACTAGCATTAAAGCTTTTTGAACCGTCAGCGTGTATTCCGCCAGTAAAGTCCATTAAATAAGGTGGGTCAGTAAAACACATATTAGCTACTTGATTATCAGGCATTAGCTTATCTACAGCGTCTATGCTTGTGCTATCACCACACATAAGCCTATGGTTGCCTAATTGGTATATATCGCCTAACTTTGTTGTAGGTTCATTAGGAACGTCAGGCACATCATCTTCATCTGTTAGCCCTTCTGTTAGCTCTGTAGGGTTTAGTAGTGCGTCTAACTCATCTACATTAAAGCCTAACATAGCTAAACTTACATCATCTTTTATATCCATTAGTTCTAGGGATAGCATTTCATTATCCCATGTTGAGTTTATGGCTATTCTATTGTCGGCTAGTATATAAGCCTTGCGTTGTGTTTCGTTTAAATGGTCTAACAATATAGTAGGCACTTCTGTTAAGCCTAGTTTGCGTGCTGCCATGACTCTGCCATGACCAGCTATAATGCCATTGTCTTTGTCTATTAGTATTGGGTTATTAAAGCCAAACTCTTTTATGCTACCTGCTATTTGTGCTATCTGTGCATCATCATGCGTTCTAGCATTTCTAGCGTAAGGTATAAGCAAGTCTATGTGTTTGTTAGTTACTTCCATTGTATTGCAACTCCGTTAGGTTGGTTGCCCTCTGTTATAGTTCTGACTCTTTGTCTTGTCCTGTTAGGGGATATATCATTCTATGGTAAGTCTGCCACCACTCTTTTGCGTAATCAGTATTCTGATAATCCTTAAAGCAAGGTGTGCCGAGGGTGTGATGGACTAACTTAACATTTTTGTTATATTCTTGTTCTGTTTCTAACCAATTCCATTCTTTAGGGAGTTCGCCTACTTGGTCTTCATGTTTTAGCCAGGCAAACCTATGTAAGTACTTACCACTAGAGGATGTAACGAATTCTACTGTAAGTTGCTTGTTTAACCAATGACCGCAGTTCCATAACATAACGCTACTCCAATTCTTGCATGGGTAGTCTTCGTTCTTTGCACCTAGATATTTAGTGGGATGCTTTGTCTTATAGTGGTGCTTAACTACTTTTACAGCTTCATTCAGGTTGTAGTCTTTTACTAACTCTGCTATATTTGATCTACATATCATATCGCCATCACAGAATAGGGCTAGACCTTTAAAGTCTGATAGATATGGCACTAGGAAGCGTGAGTAGATAAACGCATTACTTC